ATTATTAAATTTAATCATATATGCCTCCTAATTTAACACTTATTGATACTCCTCTTTATTTAAGAGGAGTACTATAAATATTAAATTACTCTGTTGGAACTGATGGTTTTGTATATTCTCCTATAGTAAATAATTTTCTATATGTTGGAGAATTTGAATCTTCATCTGAAGAAAATTCAAATGTTAGATCACATTTTGCTTGGCCATCTTTTTTGAATGATATATTTGTATCTATCTTACAAAATACTCTTGGTCCAATAATATCAAATTCTTTTGAAGTTCCTGCTGAAATAGGATGTACTTCAAGTTTTCCAAATTTCATTTCTTTACCTGCTGTTGAAAAAGCTGTTCCTGTTGCTCCTTTCTCATAAACATTTGATAACTTTGTCACTATATCTTCATTTAACCAAATTGAACACTTTAATGTAGTTTCTGATGGAATAACCTTTGATTTATATGGTCCTTCCATCTGGTCCATTTCTACTTTAAAAATATCAAAAGTATTTGTAAATACTGTATCTGATTCTTTTAAAGTAAGTCCTAGAATAACTGCTTCTGATTCACCATCAAGTGTATATTTAACTTCGCATTCCCCTAAAGGATAATCTTTTAATGTTGCCATTGTTCCCTCCCTAATTATTAAAATTTATTTTTATATCTCTTCCTGATTCATCTCTATATGCTTTTACCTTTAACTTAAATATATTTATTTTATCTGATTTGAAAGTATACCCAGGTTCTATTGTTATACTCACATTGTAAAGTTCTATAGATGCTGTTTCATCTAATGTCTCTATCTTTAAATTTCCTTTTTTTAATAGACTAGAAAGAGTACTGTCTATACCTAAAATTGTCATCATTTCATTGGAGAAAAGAAGAGAAGTTTCAAAAGTTATTTTTCTTCCCAGTTCAATCTCTTCTTTTGCTTCACTACTTTCTTCTGTCTTTATTTCTTCTGTTATTGGAACTATTTTTAAAGTAGTACTTTCACTTTTTAAAGTATTTCCTATATCTGAATCATTAAACTTTATTTTACACGGCCCTAATGGAACTATTACAGGATTCTTTATTTCTTCATCTTTGAAAATCTTATATCTCACAAGTCTATTCATATCTACCTACCTTATGTACAAATTCCAAGGTTTAGCTTTCTCATCTGTATTGGTTCCTTCTGATATTTGAGCTTCTCTCACTCTTTTTAATGTATCTCTAAAATCAACCATGAGGTCTGCTGCAAGGTCTATATAATCAGTATGTGCTATATGTTCATAAAGTTTAGCTAATACATAGCTTTTACATAGTCCTGATAGAAGTTCTCTTCCATTTTCTAATTCTTTTACTTTATCCAGATTTACACTTGAAGCTATCACTCCTATTGCTGTTTTTTCAAGATGACATATTTCCTCTTGAAACTCATCATTAGTAAAACCTGAATAATGTTTTAAAATATTTGCAGTAGTTTCAGGTATAAAATTCTCTTTCATATATATGTAGTTCATCTATGCCCCCTTTGAAAAAAAGAGGGAATATCCCTCTTTTTCTTTATAAAGTTATTGTATATCTATTAAATCTTGCTGTAGATAATAAAACTGGCATAGGTGCTGATTTAGCCCATAACCCTTTACTTCCTGTAGTCACTTCTACAGCAAGTTCTCCAGCTAAAATATCTGTTCTCATAAGTTTACTTTCATTAGTTTTAATGTCTCCATATGTTAAACATCCATAACCTACAGCTAAAATATTTGGATCAGATAATATCAACATTTTCTTAGTATCAATCATATTTCCATCTGTTCCTTTTGCTCCTTTTAATAATTCAACTTTTAAATTTCCTACTGTTAGATCTGGTTCATCTCCTGCATTAAATTTGACTCCATTTATATTTTGTTTTGTATCATTTGCCTCATTTTTTATAGCATTAAAAATTTCTATTCCAACTTCTATTTTTGGTGCAATAGAATGTTTTTCTACAAATTCCATTTGCAATGCTATTAATTCATCACTCTTTATTTTCCCTGTCCATGTAAGTGTTTTATTTGCTTTAACCCCTACTTCATATGCTTTTCCTGCTTTATCTGTATATGTTCCTTTTAGATAAGCATCTGCTGCTTGTCTTTCAAATTTGTTAGTTATTGCTGCTGCTGCCATTTTTGCATATTTAGCCTCTAGTGCCTGAATAGATGTAATTTCTTTACCATCCTTAGTGTATAAAGGTACTCCTGCCCCTAATGTAAGTAAATCACTTGGTTGATATTGGAACTGTCCTCCAATTACATCTGGTTCAAATTCTAGTGTATTGAATCCATCTTTTCCAAGTAAAGGAAGAATCTCATTTCTATCCACTAACCCAGCTACTAGAAAGTGATCTGTTAAATCATCTATTCTTATTTTTTCCGTTGGAGAATAGTAAACATTCCCAGAGCTTTTAAATCTTTGTGAGTATACTTGTGGTACATTTATTTTTTGTGTAGCTGCTGTTATTAAAGATATAAGATAAATCATTTTTTCATTCATAATTTTAAGCCTCCTCAGTTCCATCTATAGTATCTACTAATATAATTCCAGATTGTTTAAGCTGTGTTACAGCTGTAAAATCTGTTTCAAAATCTATTCCTTTAATATCTTCTTTCCCTACTATCGCTTGTGTTGTAATAGTACCCAGTGCATCCTCTCCATCTGCTGTTAAAACTATTTTATCTCCTGTATACAGTCCAATTATTATCCCTTTATCTGCATCTCCAGATACATATTTATAAAACTTTCCATCTGTTTTACTTTGTGTTAATGCTGTATAAGTTTCTAAAGTAACTGCTTCCTTTCCAAGAACTACCTTCATATCTCCCTGAATTCTTTTTATTCCTCTTTCCTTTGTATAGCTCTTTCTTTCAAAACTTGCCATCTTTTTACCTCCTTAAATTTTATAATGAATTCATCAAGTCTCTTGCTGCTTGTGCTGGATCTATTTTATCTGATATAAATTCCTTATCTTCTGTTATATTTTTAAATAATTTCTCAAAAGGGCTATCTTTATCAGAAAACTCTTTTAATATTGCTGCCATACTTGATTTATCTGTTTCAGAAAATTCAATTATGTGGTTATATTCCTCTTCTTCATAAGCTTTATCTATTGCAAATTCTAAAACTTTATGTAATACTGGTGGAAACATTGAAACAATTTTCTTCTTAGTTTCTTCCCTTTCATTCTCTCTTGCAAACTCTGCTTTAGCTTTAGCATAAATCTGTTGTGGAGTTAAATCTGTTACCTGTTTAGGAGAAAGTATCATTCCTAGTGTATCAGCTATATTTTTTAAAGTACTTTCAGAAAATTCTGTTGTTTTTTCTACTGTATAACCTTCTTTTTTTAATCTTTCCACACTTCTTTTTAAATCTGTTCTTTCCCAGATAACATCTTGTAAACCTTCAAAATTTAGAGGCTCATTTAAATCTAAGGCTTTTATAACTTCAACTGTATTATCTATAACTTCTTGTGCTGATTCTCCTCCTTCTTCAGCAAATTCTATTGTTTCAATTTTCTCTGCTCCTGTAAAATCTTGTGAAAATTCTGAAAATGATTTATCTAAATCTTTTAGATGTGGTGGAGTATATCCTAAAATTGCTAAATGATGAGGTTTTTTATTATTATCAAATCCTATGCTTAAATTAGGATATTTATCTTTTATTCCCTCTCCAAAAGAATTGTAGTTAAATTCTCCTAATAAATATCCTTCTGTATCTACACCTGTAACCTTGCATGTTCCAGCTATTGGAACTGCTGTTATAGGATAACCATTTTTTATCCAATCTCCTACATGTCCAGGAACTATTGAAAATTCACTTCCTTCCATTTTTTTTAAATCTTCTTTGGTATAATTCCCCTTAGCTCCATAATTACCAGCTTTAAAAATTCTCTTAGGCATTCCTTCCTCCTTTTAAATATTCTTTTATTTTCTTTGCATATGTTCTTCTTTGACTACTTGAAAACCCTATAAAAGCTCTACCTGGTTTATCCCCCCATGGTGTAGCAATCTTTCTTTTTCTTGTATGAGTTCTCACTTTTTCAGTTTTTCCTCTCCTATTTCTGTTATGTTCCCTTACTGTTTCTTCTACATCTGTCTCTCCTAGTTCTCCTTTTGCAACTGCATACTGTTGATATGCTGCATACTTTTTATTAGTTCCTACTATTGCTGTTTTAACTGTTGCTTTAGAATTTATGCTTCCCTTCAATGCTCCTGTATCACTCAAAGGTTTTGAAGATCTCTTTCTTCTTCTTGATATTGTGCTTTCTTTTAAAGGCTTCCATCGCTCTCCTTCTGGTGCTTTAGATTGTCTAAATCTCATATCAACT